GCCACCAGCAGAGCCACCACCACCAGCCGAACCACCACCACCAGCCGAACCACCGCCACCAGCCGAACCACCGCCGCCAGCAGAGCCACCGCCACCGCCTGACGAACCACCACCGCCACCGCCTTTACCTTGTTTTTCTTGGTCGTCCTTTTCCTTTTTTTTCTGTTCAGCACGTTTTACTTCAATCTCACGGATCAAACGCGCCATTTCATTTTTATCAGCTAAAGCCTTTTTTAACCGTTCCTTTTCGACCCCCATCTCTTTAGCTTTTCTTTCAACCTCAGAATCAGGCACATTCTGTCCGCCAGAATTAGGTCTTAAAAGCTGATTCATATCGTAGTAGTTAATCTGTTGTTTAGGCTCAATATTTCCGACATATTCGATTTTGTAATAACAGGTCGGAACACATATATATTTAGTAACGTTCAACTTTTTTAAAACACCGTTATGCCTAATTACTAATTCTTTTGTATTCCAAAGCTCAGTCCTTTGGTCGAAACCATAAGCAGGATTTATAAATCCACTAGCACTTTCACCCGGCTTTAAATCAGTTATTTCATCCGCATACGCCGCAACAGGCGCAAAAAAAGCGACCGCTGATAAAACGACCGCCGACAAATTCATTTTCATAATTAACCCTTAAACAAGTAAATCATCGATAAAACCGCGAAAAACCCCATCAGAAAAGGAAAATCAACTACCATCATGCACCCCCATTCCTGATATAAATTTGGCAATCAACTTAAAGCTGAACATCAAAACAAAAATCGTTATAAAGGGAGCAGCAACTTTAGCACCACCCGACATCTGATCAACAACAGAACATTCGGGAAATGAAAGAACTATCTTTTCCCCATTCATAAACCAATCTTTGCCCACTTTTTGAGGGGAAATTAATTTCCCTTCAGCATTAATAACGGGCGCGGTTTGAGATAAAACAAAGTCGTTAGCGACTTCGATATTCTCGAAACACTGTAAACCAACACGATACCCCATACCGCACCCCGTTAATTATTTACCACCCATAAAGCTGGAAACGAGGCGGAAAGCCTTCATCACGACATAAACGGACAGCAAAGCCATGCCGACAGAGGTTACAATGGGAACGGCTTTTGCAATTTCAGTTGCCATAGTTGTACCGACAGTTTCCCAACCATCAGCAGCGGCAGCAGCGGACAGACCAACCAGAGCGGCACCAACGCCGATTTTTTGTTTCAAACTTTTCATATAAAAACACCTTTTTAGTAAGTAAAACCCCGTTTTCAAAGGCAAACGGGCAGCCCAAAAACTATTTAAGTACCTTTTCAGGAGCTTTAATTTCGGAACGAACCGGCTGAATATCGACAATCACGTTTTGAACACGGTTACCGTTTGTTTCGACATCAATATCAATTTCAGCGTCAAAAGGGAGCGGGATACCATTAAATTTTTCAAAGTTTTCAGACGTTCCAAACTTCATCGGCTCAGTAGCAGAACCGCGCATGTCGGGATTGTTTCGGGCAAACGGGAATTCGACATAGACCGTCGTAAAATCGTATGCCTTACCCGTATCATTCATAACGCCTTTAGAACGTTTTAAGCCTTGTACTTTTGCGAACATTTTCATATCAAATTACCTTCCTGCCTTCTTAGGCTTTTGGACTAAAAATACACATCAAGCGACCATCTTTATCACAATGATATGCAAAACAATTTAAATTAATTGCGTGTTTAATTCCCAAATGCACCATATAGTCAAATTCATCTTTATCTTTGTCAGATACACCTTTAAATTCAGCAAATTTGCTTACTGATAAACAAATCAAAACACGCCTAAGAGCATAAGAACTATACAGTTCATCATCCACCAAAACACATGGGTAAATCTTACTGTTACATTCAACAGCTTTAATCATTTTCAAACCCCTGAATAATCATTCCGTACTCGTCCATCAATTCCAATTCGATAGACCCTTCGTATTCGTCATGAATAAACTGCATATAATGACGTCTTGCACTCAATGCGTACTCAACCGAATAAGAAGCAGGATTCACACGCTCAGGCAATGCACCATCTTTACGCCTTAACCGCTCAACAATTTCATCCGCCGTCATACCCAACTGAAGCATCATATTCACAGCGCGACCAGCTTGATTTGCCGCAACTTCCTGAACCCTATCTATCGACACTTGCATTCTTTTTTCTGACGACAAATAACGATTTGCTGAACCAAAATCCTGCAAACGCTCACAAATTGGGAAAGCACCGCCCCAAAATTGACCGGGCTGCAACAGAACATCGAGCGGAATCAGACAGTTTTTACCCATAAACTGAAGTTCAAATCTTGTCCAAAATAGACCCGATGTATCCCCTTGTTCCTTCGCTTTGTCGTAGATACGGCAATAACAAGATGAATTTTTAGAACCCACACCGAGCGTCTTACCGTTTTGTGTTCCGTTAAGCCAATCAGAGCCGATTTGAGCCACCAACGGACGCTTACCCCTCTTATCAAATTCGCCTTTCTGATAAGCTGCCCACGCGGTATCAGGGCTTATTTCTTCGCTATAAAAATCTTTTGCCACGTCACAACGGGTAATACGCGGACTGTATGCATGTTCATTAAGAAACCGATATAACCGCTGCTCCCATCCGTCCTTTGCAGCCGTACACCCCTTACCAGTCAATTCAATCAGTATCGTGGCATTCTGACCGCCAATGTATGCCTGACCGTACAAAACACCTTCAACCGACATTTCCCATCTTTCATCATAAAAACGACCTTTGCCGACGGGAGCGGGGGAGCTAACCCCAAATCCGAAAATCCATTCTGCAATTTCCGACCAGTTTTTCATCACATCTAAATCAGTTACCGGAGAGGCGATACCCAGCGCAAGCAAATCAGGCGAGAAGCCGACAACTGATTTTTCTTTGAATGTGAAGCTCAGGGTATCAATGAAAGCAGTGTTTCCAAGCCCCCGACGGAGCGGAATTACTTTTAAATTTCCATCAAAATCTATGACTGCCGTTTCATAACGTTCATATTCCTGATTTAAAACAACAGCTTCATAAGATTCTGACGTTGATTCGCCCGAAGTTTTCAAATCTCGACCCCCCCTGTTAGATAGGGGGGGGGGATTATCCCAAGCCCCTAAATTACTCATCGATACACCCCATATCTTTCTTAGGCACACCGTATGAAACAGACAGAGCTACACCCGCAGCCACCCACATCTCGGCACGAGACAACGCCAAAACTTCAGATCGGAGATCAAAATAAAGGGTATGGAGCAAAATATCATGTTCACGACACTCAACCCGCCAGCCCGCCTTTTCCTGTATTACTTTTGCGCTACGTTGGTTTTTCATGTTTTGACCTTTTTACAACACGTTAAATTAACGCGTTAACGCGTTAACAAATTTCCAATATGTTAACGCGTTAACACGTTAAGTCAACAACAAATTACTTGTTAACACACAAAGCATTGTTTTATATTGCATAAAAGATTTGAGGAATATGAAAAATGAAAGCACTAAGAATCAAAGACGATCAGGAAGAAAAAATCAGACAGCTAGCTGTAGCAGCAAATAAAAAACTGATACAACTAGGAAGAGAGCCACTCAGAGACAGCGAGCTAGCGCATATGCTGCTAAACGAAGCCTTAAAAAGGGCATTCATAAACGACGACGGCGAAATAGATATAAAGGACAAATAATGTTCAAAAAGGCATTAAAAATCCTAATTTTCGCCCTTTGCTTACTAATAAGCTGGATTGCTGGATACGGATACGGAATGCAAGCTGAACATAATTGCTATGAAGACATCATATCTTCTCATCCAAGAATGTGCGAAGCCTTCACGGGAAAAAACCTTGGAGAACTTGGAGAATTTGAAATCATTGACCTTGAAACTGACGAAAAAACACAGTGAGCCTATGCTCAAATAGCGAGCCTTGTCTAATCATAGTAGTATTTAAATTACATGATTAAACAAAGCTTTGATTTTATTATGTTTGCTCAAAAAGACTGGTTAGACTTGGCAAAAGGTCGCTTACACATCAGATCTGATTATGCGCTTGCAAAAAGATGGGACGTTTCAGCGTCTGAAGTATCTCAATACAGACGCGACAGACTGCGTTTGCCTCTTGCCGTGATACTGGACATCGCCGAAGTCATGCGATGCGACCCGATGGAAATCATTACCGGACTTGAATACCGAAGATGCAGGGAGCGAGACAGGGAGCGGATAAAATCAGAACATTTCAGGCTAATGACTAAATCTAATTGGTACTTTAAAAATGCAGGAAATTTGCCATACAAAGGCGGACGATAGTCCCAATTCGTATAATGTA